ATGTACGCCAAAGTTGAACTTGACGATTACCTCAGTGAAAGATCCAAGCGCATTAACAGTCTCTGGTACACCCGCAATAATACGGAATGGAAGAGTGGTTGTTGACGAGCTGGTACTGTTTAAAACGCCTTCGTTTGAATCGCCAGAAGTTGTAGAACCAACGGTTGTCAAGATTGATACGTTGTTGCCAACGTCAGTCTGAGTTAAACCACCAATGGTGGTTGAGGTTGCTAATACTGCTACTTTGAAAAGTCCATCTGGATCGTCAGCTACAAACGCAGTAATATCCGAAGCGGTAATAGCGCCTGGATAGAATTGCTGTTGTAGCAACTGTTTGGTAGTTGGGTTTGTGAACTGACAACCCATAAAAATACCAACGGCATCGGTTGCGGTAGCTGTGGTTGAAACACGGCTCAAAGCACCATCAGTATTCAGACGTACAACATCACCAAAGAAAATGGCGGTTGTAGAACCTGAAATGATGGGAATTGAACGAGTTTGACCAGCAAATACCTGACCACCGATCAAATTGATCGGTCTGAACCCATAAGGTCCGTCTACGGTAGGATAAGCCATTTAAAACTCCTAATTAAGTTTAGTTACCTTTACCAAAAGTCACCGTAGATTTCTTCTCATTAAAGAGAGGCATCCTTGGGTCATTCTGGCGCATTAAATTATTGTCTACAGCATCCATCTGACTTTCGGCTTGAATTCGGTAATGTTTATTACGTTGTTCAACGAACTCTTCTGGAGTTTTGCAAAGCAATAACCCGCCAATCTCAATGTTGTCCTTAAAACGACTATTGGGATCAACTAGCAGTTGGAATTTGGGTTGTTCTTCAAGTGCCACAGGCTCCCAACCTTCTCTTAGTTTCCCAGAGAGATTGCGGGGATCCGCCTGATTTAGCGTTGAAGTACGAATCCAACGATACTTATACCCAGCCTGTTTGTCGGGTTCAGGCAGCAATTCCGCTGGCGCCCACTGCTGAGGACGTTCACTTGTTGCACGGGTTTCTGATTCTCTATCTAATTTCTTAGTCATTTTAATTCTCCATTTTTAAAAGTTCACGGGCGTATTGCTCATTTGTAAGTCCCAACTTCTTAGCGATATTTTGCTGCGAAGTAGTCAGCTTTATCTTTTTCGAAGATGTGCTGCGACTTGCTGGAGCGACTACAGTACTCGGTTTCGAACGAGGTTTTTCGTCTTCTACGTCCTCGAAATTTTCGGGGAATCGTTTACGTATTGTTTCGTCAATACGTTTGTAATACTCGTCAGTCGTGGCGTAAGCCATCCCATTTTCCTTGACTAGCTTTTCGTGCAAACCAAGGGCGAGACTCGTCATCTCATCATCTTGACCAAACCAAGAGTTTCGCTCTTGCCAAGCCGAAGCTTTTTGGTCACGAACAGGTTTTTCAGACTGTTGCGGTATTTTTACATCATTTTCCTCTTCTTGTAAAGAGGCCCGATGATTAATATTTTCAGCGTAGTTAGAAGCTTTTTCCATCTTCATCTTAGCGGACGTCATTTTTTCTTGAGCGTCCACTAGTTTATCGGCATCACCCGACTCATACGCATCCTTATATTCCCGCTTTGCCATATCTAATTCACGCTCTGCGGAAGTCTTAAAGGAATCAACGGCTACCTTTTCGCTGTTATTGACTTTACCTTTGAGAGCTTTGTTTTCCTCATAAAGCTTTTGGGCAATGGAAATGGCTTCTTTCTGCTCTCGCAAAGCCTGTTCTTTTTCCCGTCTTTCATCATGGTAAATCTTTTTAAAACCAGCGATTTTCTGCTTTACATCGTCTGAATATTCTTCTAATTCGTCTTTTTCGAGACTTTCGACATACTCAGGTTGAGATTTGGTCTTACCTTTATCTTCTGGTGGGGTGTCGTCTTCCACCTCGATATCGATCTTTTCCTCATCTGGAAAGGTGTATTTTTCCATTTCTTGTTTATTTTCAGACATTTATGGCTCCTATTTACGTTTAATACCACGGGGGTCGTCTACTATGCCTTCTACAGAATCATCGTTGATAATGCGGAATTCACGCCCATGGATTACCAAACGAGTTCCAGCATTGGGGCGTACAAGGACAAAGTCTCCTTTTTTACACCATGCTCCGCTGGGAAAACGGTCTTTGTCTTTATAGCAATCAGGCCCTAAATCAACTACAAATAGGACTGTTGTTAAAAGTTCATCAAATCGGACAGCTTCGTCTGTCTTTATGATGCCGCCTTCGTACTCCCGCTCCACGTCTGGTATGGCACATAAAATGCGATATCCAGATGGTTTAGGTAGTTGTTTTGCCTTCTGTTCGTCCGTCTCAGGCAATACGGTCACATCATTTACATCATCGGTGGTCGATCCGATTAGTAATTCAGTCATTCAATCTCTCCATTTTGTCTTTGAGGTCTAATATGTAACCCTTTGCAATGAGCAGACCTCTAATCTCTCCGCAAACTCGTTGATACTGTATGTGATCCATATTGCCAACCACCACAGCATTCTTTAATTGGTCAGTTTTTTCGTCTATCTGACCCATTAAAACGTCTATTTCTGTCATTGTTTACCTTTCATCATTTGAGCTAAGACTTGGGCTTTTTGAACATTTGTCTGGTCTTTCTTATGAGCCATGTCGATGCCCATCTTCGTACCTTCGATCTGTTCTTTTCTATTCATCTCGTCTTTTTCTTTGGCGATCTTGGCTCCCAACTTCGTGCCTTCTAATTCGCCTTGGATTTCAACTCGCTCACGGTCAATGTCCAACTGCTCTTGTCGTAGAGTGGCGTCCATTTGATCCTTCTGTATCTTGCGTTGAACTTCCTGCTGCTTAATTTGAAGCTCTTGCATCTGCATTTGGATGATCGGATCTTGCATTTGTTGTTGAGCCTGCTGTTGAGCTGCTTGAGCTTGATTTTGTTGAAGAAGCTGAGTGGAGGCTTGAGCCACCAGACGGGAGATCTGGACTTCGTACTCTTCAGGGATTGTGTCTTCCTCATCCTTAAGATAAGGTAATGGCGCACCCAACTGTTGCTCAATCATCTGGCGGTACTTAAATCCGAAGTGTTCAGCAATGTGAGCCTGTAACCCAGCCGTGATTTGATTTGCCATAGGATTTTGCCCGATAACAGCCGCGGTGGTTGGATCCTGTAGGAAGTTCGTATGAGCCATGATATGGGCGTCTTGATCTTGGTAGATAAAGGCTTTTAAGGGCTTGCCCATCAATACGTCCATGTTTTCCGAAATAGGATCTTTCGGCTTTTGGTCATCCTGAAGCGGGATAAGTTTTTGCGGGTTGCGGATCCCCAAGACATCAAGCATCTGCCTGTGTAGTTGGGGTAGATTATAAATCTGTGGCGCACCTTGGGCCAGCTGGAGAACTGCTTGGTACTGTACGATCTTTTGCGCCATCGTTGCTGCATTAGGGTCGCTGACAGGAATGACTGTGACCAAGTCATAGTCCGACTGTTTCGCACGAGGGCTGCCTTCTTCAGGTTCATAGTTGTAGTCAGGTGGTGTGTAATCTCGAATAATCTCTTTTAAGAGTTTTAATTCCTGTTTCATTGAGTAATGAATACGGGACTGCACCGCAGACATGACTTTAAGGGTTCTCTCCAGAATTGCTAAAGTCGTGCCGACAGGGGCGTTGGCTGACATATCCGCAATCTTCATATCGCCTGCGGAGGCAAATCTTCGTCCTTCTTCTACGATTGTGCCTAACAAGGAATACAAGACTTGGCTGGGTTCCTTGTAAGGAAGCGTCATTAAGTTGTCTTTAATGGCTCCCGAAGGGACATCTACGTCTCTAAACTCACCTGGCGAGATGGGGGTGTCGTCTCCTTTAACTCGCAAACCTCGGGTTTTAAAGCCACCTGGCAGATTCGATAATGTGCCTGCGTCCACAAGTTGTCTGATAAGAGAAGTACCAGACTTAGCAAAAGCACCGACAAGGTGAATAAGGCCAAAGCAGTAAAAACCAAAGCCTGGAACGTATCCATAATGGACGAAATGGTTTCTTTTTTGATGAGTGTCATCTTCTGGTCTCCAATTTCTACGGATAGACAGAATAGTCTGCGTACCCTTTTCAATCGTTACGACATACGGAAGAGCGATGCCTGTCTTTTCTCCGTCTTCTTCATCTTCGTATCCCGGAAGGTCTAGGTCTACGTGCATTTCTAAAAGCTTGTAGCGGTCATCCGAAGTCGCCCGAAAACCCATCTTTTCGGCAATTTTTTTCTCGACTTCGTCTAAAGCTCCACTAGGTTCTTGAAGTTCTACATCCCTGTAAAAACCTGCAAACTGAAGTCTCTTGACTTCATTCTCAGTCTTTCGCATGACGTGGGTTACACGGGGAGACTGCTCTAGACTAGAAGCTCCGTAAGGAACAACGATGTCTTCCGCAGGGATAAACATCGACACTTGGCGGTCTAAGGCGGGGTCAAAGTAGACTTTCTTAAAGGCGTTACCTGAGAGTCCCAATCCCCAAATCATTCTTTCATGCTCAGGGCGGTACTCCGTCATCACGTCTGTCAGTTGATAATTCATATCATCCTGAACACGTTGCGCTGCGTCTTTCTTTTCTTGAGTTTCTTTACCGATAATTAAAGTCTTTACCGGCCCAGCGGCAGGGAAAGTCTCCATAATAGTCTCGGCTTGGAACTTGACGAGTGCTTCGGAGAGGAGGGGGTGATAGACACCACAGGCTCCTTCCCAAGGTTCGGTTCGTTCCTCAATCTTCATTCCGAGAAGTTCTAGTCCGTCTACATAGGTCTGGATCCAGTCTTTACGGGCAGAGATGTCATCTTCAAAGTCTCCCAATAAATCCCCGGCGATTTCGGTCATATCCCCTTCGGACATATATTCCGCAAGGTTAGCGTCAAAGTCTTCGTCTGAAGGCTCGGCAGGTTCTATCTCAATCTCCATACCGTCAATCCCAATCTTGACTGACTCTGGATCTTCGATCTCAATCTCGATATCTGGAGCCGCTATCGACTCAATCCCTACGGGTGCTTGGTATAGACTTTTTTCAATCATGATGGTTCCTAGTAGTAAGCTGCTTTGCGTCTAAAGTGAATGGGTTCATCGGGTTCATCGCTGGGTAAACTAACAAATCCACCTTTTCTGTATCTAATTAATGCTTGGGTTGAAGAGTCCACCAAGTCATCGTGTTCTGAATTTGGAAAGGCAGCCATCTCTTCGATGACTTCTTCAGCCCACCTACGTGGTGGCGCCCAGACCTTCCCAGAAGAGAATAAGTCTGTCACCGAATTCATACGAGCTATCTTATCATTACCCCTTGTCGGAGTAAACTCTGAGACTGGAATTCCCATTCTCCTTAATTCAAAAATTAACGGACTCCCAGCGGCTTTTGCTTCGACTACGAAAGCGTCTGGCTCCCACTCCTTATACATCTCTAACGCTTTTGCCTTTAGTTCAGGGAATTCTAACCGTTGTTTCAAAGCGTCTAAGAGAATAATGTTTGGATCGTCTTGGTTTTCATTTAAATAAAAGACTCCCCAAGTCGTACAGGCGGAATAGTCCGACCGCTCGTTCTTTGTAAAGGCGGTATCCCAAGACTGAATAATAAATTCACACCGAGGTGGGTCTTCTTTCTCCCAAATCTTCCACCATTCCCGTTTGACCATCGCCCCCGCTTCGGAGGTCGGGGACTGCATATACTGGGCGTTCCACTTCGATACAGGAAGTTCAGTCTTTAGGGCGAGTAATTCATTAATCGGCCAGAACTCAG